AAACATAAAAGTGAAACTATCGGTTTAGTAATGAACGAATTTCCATCTGTACGAATTGATGAAGCTGGTAAGATATCTAATAGCGAAGTTAAAATACTACCTGGTGGTGTAGTTGTTAATAAAAAAGCAACCCCTCTAATTGAATATGTACATGTTGATGATATGCCCGGTGGTACATATTCAATGACTGCCTGTAACAAATATAATGTGGTTGTAGGCTCAGGTGGTATTAGTATGAAATCGTATGGACCAGTTGATATTGGAGGTACGATTATGAACCTCGGTGGTGAGCAAGTTAATATTGCATCTGAAAATGAAATTAATATTGTTGCTGAAAAGAGGCTAAATATTGTATCGGACATATTAACCTTAAGACAGAAATCTGGTAATCAAGTATTAGTTGATAGTAATCTCGGAGTATCTAAAAATGTTGTTATAGGTGGTGGTATGCATGTTGAAGGAGAGCTGTCTGTACAACATGTTACTGCACCCTTAGAGATACAAGAGACTGAAGAAGTTGTTTTATATGGTGAACTTGTTGCTGGAAAGACAGTCACTAATGGTAGCGGTATCGCAGAAGCAACACCTAACTCAGTTAAGATATATGCTCATAGTCATCAGTTTAAAAACTTACCTTTATCACTAATGAAGACTAGCGATGATGTGCGTAAGGTAGGGGCAAGAAATAATTCAATAGGTAAGAATGTTCCACACCCTGTAGAAAATACTATTAAAGGTGGAGGTCAAACTGCAAGAGGCGAATCATTTGACTAAATGGCATACTTCAATACCAGCTTTCTTAAGAAGATCAACTCCATTAGTAAATCTATATTCTTCTAAATAAACTACTCGTTTAATACCGCTTTGAATCATTAATTTAGCACAATCAAAGCAAGGCATAAGAGTTACATAAACTGTAGAACCAATGCTACTTTGTGTTCCTTTAGCAAGCTTTGTTATAGCATTACTTTCTGCATGAAGTACTTCTGGTTTAGTCTCAAAACCAAATCTAGTTTCAACCTCGCAATTATTATCAAATCCATGAGGTGTACCATTATAACCATCTGATATAATTTGCTCGTCTTTAGTAATAATACAGCCAACCTGCTTTCGCTTAGCGTGAGACATCTTAGCCCATGATTGGGCTATATCCATATAAGCTTCGTCTAATTTTGTTTGGTCAGGCATTAGAAATCAAACTCATCAGTAGATATATCATCTAAATTTTGATCAAAAGAACCTATCTTATATGATTCGATTTCTGATTCTTGTGGTGCAACTTGCACTTTTTTACTCTCTGTCCAGCTTTGAATCCAGTTAATAGGATTAGTTGTCTCCTTAAAGACAGGTTTTAATCCAAGAGCTTTCATACGTTTATTAGTTAAGAAATGCATGTACTGAGTTAAAATTTTCTCATTTAATCCGAGCATTGAACCATTTTCGAATAGATAAGCAGCCCACTCTGTTTCTTCTTGAGCAGCATCCTTAAACATTTGTATTACAGTTTCTTCTGTATCTTTTATAATATGCTGAAATCCTTCATCTTCATTCTCTCTAAGATATTTGAGAACATTTTGCGTAAATGCTAGATGTAAGTTTTCATCCCTATTAATAAGAGATATAATCTTTGCATTACCTTCCATCTTCTTATTCTGTGCCATAGCATAAGCACAAGCAAAAGATACATAAAATCTAATACCTTCAAGAATATTAATACTAACAAGAGTTAAATAGAGCTTACGTTTCTTGCTATCTATATCTTTCTCTCCCACAGAATTAATAAGATCATCATAATATTCCGTGACAGAAGTTGTTCGTTTTAGAACTTCTTTATCTGTTAAAATCTCATCAAAAATCTCAGATGGGTTAGGGTAAACATTCTTAATAATATATGTATAAGAATAGGAGTGAATAGTTTCAAAAAACTCCCACGCTTTACAATAAGCTTCTAGCTCTGGGTTAGAACAATCATCTAATAGATGGGAGATACCTCTTCCTTGAATACTATCTAATAAAATTTGATATGAAAGATTTTTTGTAAAAATAAATTTTTCTTGTTCTGTTAAAGACAGAAAATCATTTTTCTCTTTACCGCTAAGATCAACTTCTTCTGGTCTCCAAAAGAAGGACATTTGCTGCAAGAAAAGATCAAATAATTTTTTATATCGATACTTATCATATCGTTGTAAGTTAAGTCCTTCGCCAAAGAACAAAGGTTGCTTAGTTGTATCTACGTTATTTTTATTAATTATATGCTTCATCTATTCACCATCATTACCAATAGCTTCTACAGGACAATCCCCTAAAGCTTCATCACATTGCTTAGTCTCTTCATCATTTTCAGGTTGCTTGTAAACATAAGAGTAACCACCTTCTTCGTTAGCTTTAAAATTCTCCGGAGCTAATTCTCTACAAAGGTTGCAATCAATACACTCATCATCGACGTAAAATTTACCATCGACGTTATCTTCATATTTGTTTTCTTTTTCTGCCATTTAACTACCACTTAAAAAATTAAGTTTAACATTTTCCATTAATTTTTGCAACTCTTTTTTATCATATTCTTCATTAGAATTAATATAATCGGACATTGCTTTAATTGCGTTATATGTTTTTTTAGGTTTATCTCTTTCAAAATTACTTACACTGCTCATAACTTACATGCACCTCCTTCACAATCTCCATCATCGGAATCTAAATGATTGTCTGTTTTTCCATCATCAGTATTTGCATAGTATAAAGTCTTAAGACCCATTTTGTAACTATATAATATATCTCTTGCGATATCTGCTATTGGCAAGTTACCATTTTCATATTTGCTAAAGTTGTAATAATGGTTAGCAGATATAGCTTGGTCAACATATTTTTGTATCGTTGCAATAATATTAGTATATCCTTTATTAGAGTCAATATCATAAGCTAAAGTATATTTCTTTTGAAGATTGTGTATCTCCGGAACTACTTGAGGTATAAGACCTTGCTTTGACTTTTTAATAGAGAGAAGTCCTCGAGGTGGTTCAACTCCATTAGTTGAATTAGTTACTAGTGAGCTTGACTCACAAGGCATTAACGCAGTTAACGTAGAATTACGCATTCCATATTTTTTAACTTCCGCTCGTAAACCTTCCCAATCTAGAGAAAGCTTTCTAGTTACTAATTTATCTACTTCTTTGCAATATGTATCAATAGGCAATATACCTTTTGAATATTTGGTTCTATTGAAATATTCGCAACGTCCTTTTTCTTTCGCTAATTCAACTGATGCTTTAATAAGATTATACTGAATATGTTCCATCATCTCATCAACAACGTCACAGGCTTTAGGGTCGTCATATGTTACGCCATGTTTAGCTAGATAATAAGCAAGATTCGTTACTCCAACACCAATACTTCGCCTCTTTTTCATTTTTAGCGATGCATTTACAGGATAAAATTGATGTTCAATAACGTAATCTAAACTACGTACAATGTTGTGACATATCCCCTCAAACTCTTCTACTTTCTTAATAGCACCAACATTAATAGCAGATAATACGCATAATGCTATTTCAGATTCAGTATCATCTCCATCATCAATATGCGTTAACGGTTTTGTAGGTAGAGTAATTTCTTGACACAAATTAGACATCCTAATCGGGTCTAAAAATGAGCTATGATCATTACAATGATCAACATTCATTACATACATTCTACCAGTACCAATTCTCTCTTGACAAAAGGCATTGAAAAAATCACGAGCTTTTATCTGCTTTTTCCAAACTGATCTTGAACGTTCATAATGCTCATATAATCTTTCAAACTCATCATTATCATGACCAAATGCTTCATATAAATCTTTTACTTCATGAGGAGAAAAGAGAGTTATATTTTCATTAGAAACAAAGCGCCTATAAAACAAGCGACAAAATTGAATAGAATAATCCATTTTTCTTACTCTATTATCATCTGTACCTCTATTATTTTTAAGTACAATTATATCTTCAATCTCTTTATGCCAAAATGGAAAATGGGTCGTACTCGAACCACCACGTACACCATTCTGAGTACATGACTTAGTCGTTGATTCAAACATTTTAAGGAATGGAATAACTCCTGTATGAACCACTTCACCATTTCTAATCTTAGAACCTACGCCTCGTATACTACCAAAGTTTAATCCAATGCCAGCTCTATTAGCTGTATAATAACCTACAGCAGTATTAGAGTGGAAAATACTTGGTAGGTTATCTCCTACATCAATTAATGTACAGCTTGAGTATTGTCTAGACGGAGTGCGAACGCCGCACATTATCGGTGTTGGTAGACTTATCTTAAACAAAGAAAGATCATTATAGAGATCTTTAATTAACCTTCTTCTTTCATGCACATCCTCTACATCAGACATTAAGGTCATACATATAAGCATATACATAAATTGCGGGGTCTCGTAAATGCGACCCGTTGATCTATCTTTTAGGAGGTACTTGTCTATTAGTTGCTGTAAGCCTGCATATACGAACTTATAATCTCTCTGATGTCGTATAATATTATCTAACTTTTTAAGTTCATCCTTGCTATATTTGTCAAGCAATATTTTATCATATACACCATCTTCAACGTTACGTCTAATAACAGTCCGTAATGAAGGCATATTATCCGAAGTATTAAAAACTTGTTTACGGAGATAAAAATTAAGAAGGTTAGCAGCTACTTGTTGATAATTAGGCGTTTTTTCTGTAATTAAATCTGCGCATGAATTAATTAGCATTTCATGAATCTTTTCAGATTTAATACCATCATAAAACTGTACACCGATTTTTATCTCGATATCACTAATATTAACGCCTTTTATATTCTCCGTAGCCCAATATAAAACTTCATGTATCTTTTCGATATTTAAAAGTTCTGTTCTACCATCGCGTTTGACTACGTTCATTGTCTATCAAAAAATTCTTATAAATGTTGAGTTGTTATCTTTCTAAAATTATACACCATATTGCATATAATTCAAATTAAACTGTAAATTGTCTTATTAATTGTCCTGAAGGTACTTTGTGCACATAACCATACATTTTTCCGTTTTGATCTGCTACATAAGTACATGTATCGCCTTGTACAATAGGTTCGCGACCTTTAGATATATCTCCACGTATAGAAATTTGTCCCGCTGTTACCCCTGTCATAGCATCAATAATGCGTATCACGTTACCTAAATTTTTTGCATAGTAAATATCACTCATTTTTTAAATTATCTAAAAATTCTTGTACGTCCGGATCTGTCTTAATAACACCCAGTTTAACGTTATCAATATTATTTAATCTCAAATTAATCGCATTTTTATCATTTATAATATTAGGTATATCTTCATCTACAAGAGTAGGTTGAAAATTCTTATATATACCTACTGCATCTCTTGTTTCTTGTATAGAATAACCTTTTTTAAGAAACTTTTTTGCAGCTTGACAAATATAATTTGCATGTAAAACATCCTCATCTCCATCCACTTTTTCAAGCTTTTTATTATAGTAATCAACAGCTGCCATTAATGGCTTGCCAGTTACTTGACAAATAAGTTTTCTTGTTTTTCTACTCATTTCCGTTTACGTCTCCTAGTCTTTTTTTCATGAGATAGTCTTTTAATTATACAGACGCAAAATTCATAATATTCACAACCATCGCATGCTTTATGATTATGAGTTAAGTAAATATCTGGCCGTACACATGTACCACCCTGCTCTATCTGACAACCATCAGGACCTCCTGTCATTTCAATTACTTGCTCCCGGAACGACATATTCTCCCGTCTTTCCTGGATAGCACGCATCTTCTCCTTAAACTCAGCTGAGTTAAGATAAGCATGTCGTTTTTTTGCTTCTTCAGCTTCTTTTGTTCCTTTGCGTTTATTTAACTTAATTAATTTAAGTTTATATAAAATCTCAATGTCTATTTCAGGCAGTTCTTCGGTAACTCCTAATGCATTTCGAGCTTCTTCAACCGTCAAACCGCTCTTAATAAGTTTTCTAGCTTTAGGAGAAATGTAATGTCTTGCAAATTCATTTTCCGTACCAAATTTGGCTATCTTTTTAGCGAGTGATGTTGGTGGGAAATATTTTTCATCACCAGATACCAAGCATTTAAACCTCTTTTGAGCCATAGAAGTTAATTATAACGAACTACTTAAACTTAATCAACGTTTAAGTTGGTAAAGCCGTATTTTCTGGTCCGCTTACATCAGTTGGAGTTGGAGCTGCATCAGCTTGTTCTTCCTCTCCTCCTGCGGGCGGGGCATCGCCTGTAGGGCCAGGACCAAAAGCTGGAGGAGCTCCACCTGCTGCGCCAGGAGTACCGGCTGCTGGAGCTGCTCCCGCGGCAACGGCATCTGCTTCAGCTTCTTGTTGTTCTCTCCAACCTGGACCACCTGCCGTAATTTGTTGCAACTCCCAGGATAATGCAGCATCTTTTCTTAAGAATTCTCTGTTAGAAAGTATTTGCTGATCTGTCCACCCTAAATATTTTTTCTTTGCATAAGTATCTGAAATAAGCTCCATATTAGCCATGCTTTGATAATTATTAAATTTAAGTTCATGTATTTGTTGCTGTCTAAGCTCATGAAAATTAGTTGGTTCAGTAAACTTAATATCAAAATCAGTTTCTTTAATATTATGTTTATTCCACATACCACGAAGTCTTAAGTGAGAAATGAAAGCATTCTTAAGACCAGTAGCCATTGCTTGTTGCAGTCTAATAATAAATTTAGCAAATTTGAGCTCTTCTCTCAAAATTGTATTCCCTTGAGCATCTGCTTGAGAATCGGAATTGAGTCTAGAAATAGGTACCTTAAGAGATCTATATAATTTTTCTTTAAAGTACATTAAGTCAGAAAGTTCGCCAAGATTAGCACCGCCTGCAAGCTGAGTAACACTTGTACCTTCACTACCCTGTCTTTTAGCAAACCAAAAACTATCTAACATTGATTGCGGGTTAAATGCCTGTACAGACTTTCCTTGACCACTATCATATGTTTTACGTGACCAATAATTTTGCATAAGCTTTTTAAGATAAGCTTCTGCTTTAGGAGGTGCCATATTACCAACATCAACATTAAATACAAGACGTTCTGGCGCTCTAACTAATCGATAGACAATAATTGCATCTTCAATAAGGGATAATTGTCTATAAGACCTTCTAGCATTTTCAATAAACGGTAATCTTAATGTTTTAGTCTCATTCCATATACCACTATGGATATAAGTTATTTGATTTGAATCAAATGGTATATGGTGTATGTCTTTTGGTCCGCTAGATTGACCAGGTTTACCATATTTATTAGCTCCCTTTTCAACAGGCTTTCGTAATAGAAAACCTTTTATCTGCATATTCTGAACATTATCATATATAGGATCCATTAGTTCAGATGGTATGTTGACAATACCTAATATACCTTTATCTTTATGTTTAGCATGAATAATATGTTCAAAATAAATTTCGCCGTCAACAAGAAGATGTCTAAAATATTCCCAGCCATATTTATCTAATTGATAATAGGAAACAAACTTATCAAACTCACCTTGTATTTTACTTAGAATTGAAGTATCTAATTCTTTGTCTGTTTGATGAAGATGGATAAATTTATCATTATCATCTTTTACAATACATTCATCACATATTTCATCTAATGCATCAGCTACTTCAGCAAATTGACCCATTACACGATAGTCTCTTAAACGTTTAGACTTATCATGATCTACATTAGCATACATGAATGCATGATAATTTTTATCAATAGCAACTGATCCTAAAGGGTGATTTTGATTACTCGGATCATTAATCGAAATGCTATGCTTCCTTAAAAGTTCTTCTCGTCTTGAACCTAGCTCGAAAAAGTCTTTAAATTTAGGATTGATCTCCGCGACATTATCAATCATATCATGCGGTTTACCATAAGGAAGCTTACTAGTAATAAAGTTTTGTAATGCTCTTCCAAATGTACCTTCTCTATCTGTACCTGCGTTTGCCATATTATATTATTATTTATGTGCTGACTGATAAGGTTCTAGTAGAATCAATTGTATAACCAGCTGGATTTTTTATTAGAATATTAATTTTTTGTCCTCCGAGGGCTTGCGTTGCACTTACTGATAAAGTAAGTACATTTCTTGATTTTATATAATCTGAAGATTTAACTTCAAACCCGTTAAACGGTGGATAAAGAGCGGATAAACCAGACAAGCTACTGAAAAAATCAAATGCAGACACGCCAGATAATTCTGCTGTTGTATATATACCAGGAGATGCGCTCAAATAAACACTCTCAACTATATCTAAATTGTAACCTTCGACATTAACCTTTTTATCAAAACCAAGATTAACATAGCCAGGATCAATGCGCGTAATGATTGGTCGTGCAGATATACTAACGCGTTCAACTCGCATAGTTGATTCTGCAGACATTGGTGTAACGTATATATTCATTAGCTATAAAATGCCGATAATCCTGGTGTACTTAATGTTTGAAAGTCAGTGTTAACATAAAGAATATTTTTACCATCTTCTTTATTCTTATCTGGGAATAGCCACCCTTTAATAGTAAAACTTGTATCTCCAGATATACGTGCAGGTGTATTTGGATCTATATCAGTTGGATACTCTAAACTTACATTACCTGCCCATTCTACTTCAGTTCTTATCTCCTGTATATCTGTAACAAAATCAGTTGGCACTTTCCAGGAAATTATAATATAAGGGTTATTATATGGTATAAAATTAGACAATATCTGATCCATATCAGATTGATATTTTGTTAATATAGACATATTAACACTAATATTGATTGGCACTGGAGCCGGCATAAAGTCTGAACTCGTATTAATTGAGTCATCTTCTTGCCCAGTATGCATATATGTCCCAAAAATCTTATTAAAGACTCTTGTTTCATCTCTTGAAATACCGCCTATAGATACAGCAATTGCAGGTAAAGTTATATGTTGGTTTTTATTTATAAGATCATGCAATACGCGCTGTTTAGGAGCGTATACGTATCTAACATTAATTTTATCTTGTACCTCTCTATCTTTATTGTACCTACTAATAGTAACATCATTAAACGCAGCTATAAATTGCGTCATAATATCCTTAATCTCGAATTGGAAAGGAGACTTCTTCACTTTAAATATTTATTAAACGAATCTCTCTAGAAAATACTTAGGAAGCCGTTCTTTACAAGACTGTAATACTCGCACAACATTTCCATCTAAAATATAGGTTTTACAGTGATCTGTTGTGCTTCTCGTACCTCTTCCACAGGCTTGAATAAGATTTACGAGCATTTTATTTTCATACCATCGTTTATCTTGCTCAAAGAGGGCTTTAACTCTTTTAGATCCAAGCGGAGAATAAGGTAATTTCACAATAATTTGAAATCTTGCAAGGTTATCTTTAAGATCAACACCATATGTTAAAGAGGGGCTAACAAGCACTGTTGGTTTATTATCTGCAGAATGTAATTCTAATATATCTTCATTAGTGGAATTTACCTGTCTATACAGCATTCTCTTATCTTTAATACTGCCGTTAACCATACTCGTAATAGCATTAGTATGTGTATGGATGACTCCTTTATCAAATTTATGTATATCTAAAATTTTTCTAATCTGATCAACAACTTTGGGCATTTCCTTAACTAAATTTTTATGATTTAGTTTAGCTTTAGTACTGACGTATATAGGGCTGAGCTCAGAATCAAATTCACAGCCTACTTCAATATATTCATAATCTGTTATACCCAAAGTTTTTGCAAATGATTTATGATCAACAATTGTTGCCGACATTAATATAACTTTATCACCATGTGAAAATATAGTATCGGACAGTACATTAACTTTAAGTGGAGTTAGCTTAACAGCACTCCCATCTTTCTCAACAATAAAATCACTCTCGTACCAATGCGCATGTATTGTTATTAGAGAATTATAAAGTCTGCTTACAGATAAAAGTTTATTTTTTTGCTTTAAAGATTGCTGTATTTTATTTTTATTTTTATTAGTCAATAATTCATCTCGAATATCTGCTAATTCATTTACAAGGGATGTAATCCAATTAAGAACTCCCTTCTTATTAACGGTTATAAGTTTTGAATATGTAACACCTAACCGATCGAGCTGCCCATAATCAATTGTAATAGAAAATCTCTTTACTATTTCTTCTTCGAGTTCTGATGCTTCATCGCATATAATAGCACTTCTTCTCCTCACGTGTTGCGGTAATGAGAAAAACATCTTATAATTTAATGCAGTAAAATTATTAACCAAAGCTTCATTTCTAGCATTATGATAAGGACATTTGTTTTGCGCCCTATGCTCATCTAGAATTTTCTTAGGCATAATAAGCGATTCAAGCTCCACATCTATGTTTGGATCTATAGTGCTCTTATAATTACTCTTACCTTTTAGTATAGAGGTATCCTCAAAAAGCTCTTTATATTGATTTTGAAGATTTTTAGTTATTGTTAATACATATGATCCAAATGGTTCGCTTTCGTATGATTTATCTGCATGTACATATTCCCCGGTATGGGTTTGCTTGAACATTAAATTATCATCAACTAACTCTATCCAACTATTATCCGGTACCGGTGTACAGTTACCAATACTCTTACTTATCATGCTTTTACCTGTACCAGTTGGAGCACATATAATAACAAATTTCTTCTTACCGTTTAACGCCTGTTCTACACGTTTTAAAATTCGTTTTTGTTGAGAGGTAGGCGAGTAGCCATCAGGAAAATTTTTAACAAGGTCAAACACAGTATAATATTATACTAGTGTCTCACATTTTACAACTAATTTATTATTCATTAGTTTACTTTTTTTCTTTAATTTTGTTACAAGTTGTTTAACAAGCCAATTACAATTAAAATCGTTTTTAGTAGCATGATGAACTTCATATGACATTATAATTTCATTTTTGTTTTTTACGATATCAAATGGAACGGGTACTTCGTAATGCTTTTCTTGACCTTTTGTATTAATAAAATTAAATGTAATATAGTAATCTTTTACTGTATAGATCACCATTTTACCTTCCCGTATAATTTTTCCATTGAGAATAAATTGAACATTATTTTGTAATGTGTCCTTCAATACTTGTTCAACATGGTCGGAAATAATCATACGTTCATGAAGTTTATTTTTTCTGCTTGGGACATAGGTGCTAGCTTTTCATTAAAATAATTCCAAAACTCATCGTTAGCTGGTAATACAGAGACAAGCTCACAACTTTCTATACTTATTGTTCTAAAGCCTTGCATAATTATGTCCCATGTTACTACTAAATTTTTTGCTTGTGGATTATATTTTGGATAATTAGTCGGTGGTTTAAAGTTTAAGGCAACCCTACCTTCTGCAGAATTTAGCAAGTTATAAGCATTCGTACATAACATACGGCGTGTTGCTGGGCTTCCTGCTTTAGGTCTTCGTCGCGTGAATTTAACTTCAGCTACGTTTTCCTGCAACACGCTCGCTAGTGTTCCTAGATTTACTCTCATTTTTAATAGGGCTTACTTTACCGAACAAACGATCTTCATTTAAAAATACTGCATTCTTAATAACTGTACCTTTAATGTTCATATTAGAAACGGGAATACCTTTATCATTAGGAAAACATACATAATCTCCTTCATTAACAGACTGAGTATTAGGCCCGTGTAATATTACACGACCGATGCGCCATGCTTTTTGTACTTGATGAATAGGGATATGCAAACCATTACGAACAATAGAATCTCCATCATCAGATAAATCAGCATACTCAACAATAATAATATCATCATATACTTGGTCTAAGGAAAATCCAAATAACGTAAAATTGTCTTCAACGTATTTATCGAGGTTAATTAATCCTTTTGGGACTGGTCCGAGTTGATCAACGCTTGCTTTTGCCATAATCTTTAAATTTATCTAGGTCAATATTTGACGCTTCTATATAATAAGTAATCTCTCTTTTTGAAAGTTCCATATTTTTAGCTAATGTACTGATAATTTCATTAGTTTCAGTTTTTTCAGACTTTTGTTTTTTAATATAATAGATTCTTCTATTAGGTACTTGTGGTAGTATTTTATATAGAAAATTATAACAGTCTTTTTTCTTTGTAAATAATGTCCAATATTTATTTGTAGTCTCATTAACCAATATTGCTAAAGAAGGCGAATACATACTTATCCATCGATTTACCATATACGTATTATAGCCACCTTCATCATCTATATTTTGCATAGATTTACCATCTTTAGTAAATAATAAATCTCTAAGATAGTCGAAAATTGTCTTCATTAATAATTTTCTTTAATCCATTGTGGCAGCTCGATGGTAGGTTTCCAGCTTAAAACAGTTTTTGCTTTTGTTATATCTGCTCTTGTATCTTTAGCTTCGCCAGGTCTGTGAGCAATATACATATATGAACCATTTGGTGAGATCATTTTTGCAACATCATTAATAGAATAATTTTGACCTGTACCTATATTATAGATTTCTCCGTAATTTTTATCTTTATATATACCTGTTAGTGCAAGCATATTAGCATTAACTACATCATCAATATTCGTAAAATCTCTTGTTTGGTTACCATTACCTACAATAGTTAAATGCTTGCCTGCTTCTCTTTGTCTATGAAAAAGTCCAACAACAGGAGCGTACGTACCTTTTATAGGTTGTCTATCTCCATATACGTTAAAATACCTTAACGTCATTGTTTCTAATCCCCAATTCTTATGATAATCCTTGCATGCTTTCTCTGCAGCAACCTTACTTATAGAATAAGGAGTTAAACAATCTGTTTCATAATCTTCTCTTAATGGTATATCATTTGCTAAACCGTAAGAAGATGAAGTAGAGGCAAATACAAACCTTTTACATTTATGCTCTACACAAGCTTCTAAAAGAGTAACAGTACCAATATAATTTGTATTATAGGTATCAAGCGGAGAATTATATCCAATTTGAATTCTAGCTTGTGCAGCACAATGCATTACCGCATCCGGTTTATAATATGCAAAAACAGCATCTATAGCTCCTGCATCACATATATCATGCTTCCAACCTCGAACTTCTTTATGCCAGTAAAACTTCTCGTTAGAAATAGCACTCTCGTTATCAATACTAATTACATCATGTCCGAGATCATGAAGTACATCAACAGTCTTACTACCAATAAATCCTGCTGCTCCTGTTACTAAAATCTTCACTTTGCTATAATTTTCGTAGTAGCAATAAACATATCATCATTCATTGTATAGAAAATATCAATAGCATTCTTCATGAAGTCAGTACATTGTTCGTCTGTAAGATTAGTAGAATATGCAAACGCAGGAGCTTTCTTGCCTGCAGTAACATTAATTGCTGTATGACCTAACGCTGCACCACTCTTAGTATACGTAATACTCACACTACATTTACCATGAGGTTGCACAATACCACCTTGTTGATGTTCCTTATGAACAATTAAATCATCACCATCTACCTCAATAGGAGCTTTAAGATAGTTAGATGATAATACATTAGCAATCTGAGTATTAAACAGTCGTTGCCATGCTACAGCTCCAAAGCTATCTAGGCCTGGAATCTCCCAGATAAAATTAATTGCATCATCACTATAAATAAAATCATCTTTTAAAACATCTTCATAATCAATCATACCTTCAGTCTCGACTTTCATAGGAGCTCTAAAAGCAAGAATATTACCAATAGGTAAAGTCTTATCTCTGAAGTATTGATAAGCAAATCGGTTATGGATTATGTTACCGTCGTAAACATCAATATTATCAATAATCATATGGGTATATTATAAACTAAGAATTTAGCTTTTCAAGCGCCTTTGTTGTTGAATAGCTATTATTATAGTTAAAAAGAACTACTGGCGCAAACTCATGACCTGCTATATCTTCAACTTTGTAGTCACCACCTTTAACAATCTCATCTGGTCTTAATTCTTTAACTAAATTAAAAGGTGTTTCTTCTTCAAATATTATTACTTCATCTACAAATTTCAAAGACTCCAGAACATACTTTCTATCGTCTTCTTTATTAATAGGTCGCTTATCTCCTTTTAAGGCTTTAACACTAGCATCACTATTAAGTCCTACCACAACATAATCCCCTCTACTTTTACAAAATTTTAAAAGTTCAATATGCATCCTATGCAAGATATCAAAACACCCATTAGTAAAAATAACTCTATTCATCTTTAACTAATTCCTCCACTAATTCGGCTGGTACTTTTGTACCATACAATCTATATGATTTGCTGATTGGTTCTTTTTTGTCCATCATTAAGACTTCTTCTACAATACTTAAAATTTTTCTCGCAGCTTGTTTGGGTGTCATAAGCTCTATTTCTCCATATGGTTTTGCTAAACCCTTTCTAAGCTTATCACATATACCTTTACCTGTTAAAGTAGGTAATTTGATATTATATCCTTGATCTCCATGGAGCATTAAATAGCTTTCACATTGCTGTTTATATATGTTATAAAAGTTATGCTTCGAAGAATATGTTGATATATAAAATATTTTTTTTCTGCTATTAAAATGTACAAACTCCCTAAATTTTGCAAAACATTCACGCTGTGCATCAACGTTATTTTTATCGCTATCCATATCCCATGTATGATATATAAACACATCTTCGGTTGGGATAATCTTTAAATTAGATAAGTAGGCCTGTAATGCTTCTCCGAGCTGTCCTCTACCATTTTTAAGAATAATCATATAAACTCACTGTGTATTATTTCAGATTTTATCTTATCTGCATCTTCAAGATAATGCTGCTTAGCTTTATCTTTTTCTTCTCCTTTTAGTGTAGTATACTCTTCATGAATATTCCACACTGCTTTATTACTTTCGTGAGGTTTACACAGTTGCGTACAGTTTTTAAAGCATTCTACGTTCTCTATTTGATTCATTACACTTTCTCTGGTTTGTATATCTGACCAGACTTCTTTAAACGATTTTTCATGTAATGATCCATAACTATATTGTTTATATCCGCGGTGATTAGTACATACATATACCTCACCATCTGCACCAACACAAGGTTGTATTTGAGAACCTAAACACTTTTTATAATTACGTCCAAATAATGATCTGTCATTTATAAGATCTTTTAGTTTATAACCATTAATTTGAAATCTATCACCCAATATTTCTTTTGCTTCATTAAGCCTTGGTTCCACTTCAGCTTCCCAAAAGTCTAAATCTCTCTGAACACCCTCTTCTCTTTCTCTGTTTACTACTTCAGGTTTATATTGACAATAGTCTATATCAAATTGAGAAAAGTATTTTGCAAAGTCTGTAATTTCTTTATATGTGTCAGGAGTAATAACAAACCCTGTACCGATTTGTATCTTCTTACCTTTTGCATTATTTACCTCGGTTAGTTTTAAAAGATTAGAAGACATCTTATCCCAACCATGATTACCTTTTGCTCTACGTATACCATTATACGTTTCTGGAGTGCCAGCATCAACAGAAAATCTAACCCAAGACATATTATCTACCATAGTATCAAACATGTCCCATTTATCAATTAATGTACCATTAGTAAAAATGCCCATCTTTATATCAGAGTTTGTACCAATATATTCAATTGCTTCCTTTAAATGCTTATTAATTGTAGGTTCTCCACCACCAGTCCAATTAATAGCTCTTACACCCATATCAATAAAATCCTTGCATGCGCCCATCAGTATATCACGCGGCATAACAGTTTTATTATAAGTTTCCAAGTCTTTAGATTCAGGTAGATGTATATAAGAAGAGATACAGAAATAACAACCATGATTACAAGTGTTACTTGGATCAAATTCAACTAAGATAGGGGCTGGATTTTTTTTATCTAAAAAATCTAATACTCTATCTGCATTTGCATAGATCTTAGCTTGCGGATTAAAAATTTTACTTTCGCCAATCATTTATTTCTTTCTAACCAATTTATAAAATATAAAGTAGGGTCTTCGAAATATTTTCTTATTACTGTATCAAAATATTTGCGTGCTGCTTTTCCTCTTTCTTCTAATTCTCCTATATCAGTATTATATACTTTAACTAACTCATTTGCCATATCTTCAGGCGAAAGATCTCCTACTATTCTAAAACAAAAATCCACGTCATATTCATCTTCACCAACAAGATAAAAATCTTTGTCTGTTACCATGACAGGTACTCTATTATAAAAACATGTTTCTATTATTCTTGTTGTATCAATACCTGAGCCCCTTGGACATAAAGACAATGGATGCTTAAGCATTAACTCTTCATATATTCTATGTATATCATGCCCGGATGGGATAGACCCAGCCCATCCTGAATTTACATAAGCTTCTCTTCTTATTCTTTTATTGTCTAATAAAGGTATATCCAACGCTTGAAACATTACATCTCTGCTTTTATGATTTATACAACCTCTAAACCCATATCCTTTTTTCTCAGGAAATTCAAACGTACGATGGTCTTCCATCATATCAACCATCATAGTTGAGAATGTTGGTCTTGTAAAAAGCTTATATACGTCAAACTCTTTTCTCGGTCCCATTGTAGTTAAAATACATTTATGTAACCATTCTGGAATATCCCAACCTCCCTCTCCTTCCATATCTGCTATATGTCGGGATGAATGTTCTTTATAATATTCAAACTCAGTACCGTCTGATTTAAAAAGAGGTACATTACTATCTTCTCGTATCTGACCAACATATAAATAATCTGCTGCATCAGGATTATTAACGACAGTAAAATGTTTTTTAATGCCGGACTCGCTTAGAGGTACACAACCTTTGTACCTTTCTGAGCTATCATGTACATGAGGCGACGCTTGTTCATATATGTATAATGTCTTACTCATACTGTTATAAGTTTGCTTATTATAGAACCATCAACGCATGAAACGCCCTTACGTTGCACAACATATGTAGCTCCTTGATTGGCTGCTTCGATACTTATATCTATATCATTTGTTCGAACATAAGTGTATACCAAAGTAGCCAGAAATGTATCTCCAGCACCTGATACATCTTTAACTTCAACAGGGTTTACCGCATATTGTTTACCGCGATATGAAGCACCTTCATCTCCACAAGTTGTAATAAGTTTGCTTTCTAACTTATCCGTTAATGTATGTTTTGTATTTAAAGTTTCCGGCCTGTTTATCTTTATAAATGAAATATCGTTTGCCCAATCTCCTAATAACTTTTTTGTATCTAAAAAAGTCAATGGATGTTTGCTAGAAATATAAGCTATATCTTCTTCACTTAAATAACCTTTATCGTAGTCAGATAAAATAACGGCAGAATAATCATCAAATACTATACTATTACGTTGTCTGCTTGTGAGCTTAGTAGATTGTACACTAGTATCAATACGTATAAACATATGATTAGTTTTTCTATCTACATATCTCGTCTTTGTAATATCAGTATAATTTTTATTAGTTAAAAAGATACAATTATGTGTAAAGGATCTTAGGTTTTTACAAACATTACCTGCCATCCCGTTAGTCCTAACGATTTCTTTTTTATCTAAAACAGGGACAGGAGCTTCAGGACATAATCTTTTACAATCACAATACACAAACTCATCTCTACATGAGTCTCCTAGTAGTAGTATCGGCTTCATGTTAGTCTACAGTGCCTACTTTATCTTGTAGCTTCTTAATATCTGCAGTAAGTCTATCTTTATCTTCCCATATTGCTTTACTTTCATCGTGAGGAGCGTCTGAACCTAATCTATATGTTTCATCATATTCGGCTTTACCAACTCCCCAATGCATATGCTCAATATGCATAGGAACATATCTTAATCTATCAATTTGTCTATATAATTCTGTCATCCAATTATCAGCATAATTGTATCCAAAATCTCCAGGTGAGGCATAACCGACAATATCAGCACCTCTTCTTGATATAAAGCAATGTGTTGCAAGTGTACCTGGAGGCTGGATGCCATCATAACCAAAGACTAAAAGAAGGTTATCAGCTTCTTTACCGAATTCTTCTCTAACAATATGGTCCCAATTTTTAGTTCTAAATGCAATATCATCAGCACCAAGCATTAATATATCTCCATCACTTGCTCTATATAAGATATTATTTGTTTCACCAAATCTTTCTTGACGTGGCTCAACCACTACCTTTGTATCAATTAAATGTGTAAATTTAGGATTAGCTTTTTCCTTATCAAAAAAATCAATAGAATCTTGATCATCATCATCAACATAAAACATTAGTTGTATATTTTTAATATCCTGCGCTGTGTTATAAACAGACTCAACCAACCGCTTTACATTGGAAACACGTTTTCTAGTTGGTATTATTAAGCTTATCTTCATAGTAAATTTCGTATGGTATGTGTGAATAATTAAGAACATTATCTTGTAAAAACAACTTATCCCTAATATAATTCTTTAATTCAGGTTCTTTTGCAAACCCTCTATCACAAAATTTTTCTGGGTTATGCATCATTATCCCATGACATTCTTCATACCCTAACCCTAAAGCATGAGCTCTAGGATCTTTAATAATATCAAGCATATCTAAACCACCGTATAAATTATTCCATGGCTCTTTTGGTCCAGTATGATCAAAGCCAGCGGATGCACCATCAACTGACTTTTTATGTTTCAAAAGAAGATCTTTAATAATAATCCACCGGGATTCTAAAGCTGCAGTCATAAACGAGAAAACAGATTCAGTACAATATGCTAAGAAGATATCTGGAAGTATCTTGTTATATTGCTTTAAAAGCTTATCTCCAAAACAAGTTACATGTAGATTACAGGCTTTACCAACCGGTACAACATAATCATGATCATAAAAATACCCATGTAAACCGAATATCCAAAAACCAGTATCAGTATCTGTTTGCATTGATACCATTTCATATTTACCGGTTGAAAATCTATCATCTATTTCTTTTAAATAATGTTTATCTTCTCCGATATTAACACCTGAATCAAAATAGACATAACCATCATATCGACCGACCTTCTCAACAATCTTATTTACAGTATGATTAAATGTAATATTAACAGGTAACCTACAATCAATAAAATTAAAGAAAGCTTTATTTTTATATTTTTCTAAAAGTACTTTTTTAGTATTATCAGTTAACATACAACCTGAAATAGCCAGGTCAAAATTATCATAATCAGTATCTAATAGATTATCTATGCATTCAATATACCATTCTAAGTTAGGTACGTTAATCTCACACGTATTAAAAACTACAAGGTATTTGTTCATCTTAGACGTTATTCAATAAATTAATTAAAGTATCAATTTTCTCTTTAGGTAAAGTTGGATAGTTACCAACATACCAACTATAATTATGCACGTGTTCAACATTTGCAAAGTTGTTCTTAAGCACATCCTCTGAAACTTCTAAACCGTACTTTTCTATATATGGTTGTCTTAGCTGATTACCTCCACCAGACAACCCTCGTCTAAACTCAATACAATGTCTATTAAGGAGATTCTCAATATTATCTCTTTCAGCTAAAGTTGCACCTTGCTTAAGCATTACAATAAGAGCATAGTTGCTTTGACCAACAATATTAAAATCTGTAATATATTTTTGGTTATTTAAATTAGATAAGAAGTAATGAAAATTTTCTTGTCTTTTTTTATTGTTTGCATCAAGTTTTTTAATTTGACTTAAACCTAAAACTGCATTTATCTCACAACTTCGCATATTATATGCGGGAGATAAAAATATAAAATCAGGATTTAAATCTGGGTGTGCATGCTTGACACAGTCTTTAAATGTTTCTCTTTTACATTCTCGTACCATACCATGCGATCTAAATGATCTCAATAAGTCATAATATTCAATATTATTTGTACACACCATACCACCTTCAATAGTAGACATATGATGTGCAAAGTAAAAACTAAAATTGCTTATTTGACCTATTGTACCAGCCTTCATATCTCTATATGTTGCGCCATGAGATTCGCAGACATCTTCAATAAGTAAAATATTCTTTTCTGCACATAAACTTAACAACTCATCTGTAATACCGTTAAGACCTAATACGTGAGTTAAGAAAATAGCTTTAGTATGAGGTGTTATTGCTTTTTTAAGCTTATCAATATCAAAAGATAAATTGCTCAAATTAATATCAACAAATATGGGATTATGTTGATTATTAATAACACTTGCAATATCCGATACCCATGTAAGAGGTGGTACAATAATATCACATGGTCCATGCAAATATCTTAATAGATGCATAGTCATATAATTCGCCGCTGTACCTGAATTAACAAATACGCTATACTTTACACCCAACCATTTTGACCATTCAGCTTCTAATTCTTCTACCTTAGGTCCGTTAGTTAGTCGCGGCAAAGGATCCTGTTGAAGAAAACTAATTACTTCATCGATATCTGACCGGTCGATATTCTCTTCCATTAATGAATGTACATTCATATTATTTTACGTCTGGTTGGAAAGGATTTTTCCAGTTATCTAAAGGTTTAATTTGCATATTTTTAAGAAACTCATCTCTAGGTACGTATGGATACATGTCCTCAATAGGTGTTTCCCATCCGATAATCTTAGGTTCATACGTATGAAACTCATGACAATTAACATCACACACTACTGGCCCGTCATAGTCGAGTACCTCTCTAATTTTTTCTCTAAGCTCTTTATGGTTCTTAATCTCAACAACTTTAATACCATATGCTTTTACAATAGATACAAAGTCAGGTGGATTATATCCTTTCGGTCCACATGCTTCAGCTCTACCATTAAAGTTTGTTTCTTGATATGCTTTTGTAATACCGTAGATATGATTATTAACAATAAATGTCTTAGCTTTAATATTATAATTAACGAACGTTTGAAGTTCTTGAATATTCATATTAAAGCCACCATCACCGATAGTACAAACTGATTGACGAGATGGGTCAGCTAAGTAGCAACCCATAACAGCAGCAAATGAAAATCCCATAGGAGAATTACCATTATTAGTTAAGTTACGCTGTTGATCTTTAGTCTCAAAAGAATGGTTACTGGCAACAATATTACCACCACAGTCACCAATTAGTACTGCATTTCTATCCATTTCTTCAGAAAGAGTTCTAAAGAAAACATACGGATGTACATTTTCTTTTTGATCATACATTTCTGGTTGTACTGGATCATACTTCTTTTTCCATCCCATTACAACTTCTACCCATTTAGAAAAATCTGGAAAGGGATCTGCCCCTGTATTACTTTCACCGTCAGGATTTAACCAACCGCTATTTGCTACAGGCTCTTTTAGCTCTTTAACTCTTTTAATCATACGAGTTAAAAATACTTTAGCATCGCAATAGATATTTTCATCAAAAGGTACTTGCTGAAGTTTCTTCTGTAGTAAGGCTTTATCTACATCAACAACATACTTCTTAGCCTCTCTAGCAAAGGAGTGTACATTACCACCAGTAATTCTACCTGATAATCTACAACCAACTGCCATTAATAAGTCTGAATTTTGAATACCAAAGTTACGACCAGCACCTCCATAAGTACCAACTCTACCTCCATAATATTCATAATCGGAAGAAACTGCATCTAATGCGTTCCAAGTTGGAAAACATGGTATCTTTAATAGTCTCCCAAGCTCTCTAAACTCTTCAACTGCATCAGCTAGTCTTACACCTCCACCAATAAGCATACATGGTCTTTCAGAATGTACAATATCATAAATGAGTTGATCAATCTTTTCATCAACTAACTTTAAATTATACTCTCTTTCATAAACATTAACTTCAAACCCGTCTTGCTCTTCAGGATTAATATCCATTTTTTGAATATTAAGTGGTACATCCAGAAGAATAGGTCCAGGCCTACCTTCTGTTGCGAGGTGCCATGCTTTTTCCACCTCATACCTTACCATTTCTGGATCTGTTAACATAACAGCATGTTTTGTTACTGGCTTTGCCATAGCAACAATGTCTGTTTCTTGAAAACCTACCTGTCTAATAGAAGGATCTGGTCGCAGAAATCTAGAATTAATCTGTCCTGTAATAAAAATACATGGAATAGAGTCATAAAAACAATTTCCCATAGATGTAAGCATATTTTGTCCACCTGGACCGCTAGTTGCAATAGCTACACCTGGACGTCCAGAGACTTTTGCATAACCTTCAGCAGCAAAGCCGCCTCCTTGTTCATGCATTACAGCTACATACTCAGTTTTATCTGTGCGTGTAAAGGCATCAATAATATCTCCATTTGCTGCACCATAGACAACAAACATTTTATCAATTCCTTTATCAGCAAGGAAGTTAATTATATAATCTGCTACTTTCATCTAATTAAAAACTATGTGAACGGGTCTTTTCTGGGTCAGTTTCATACTTCCACCGCTCATCTGCCATAAGTTTATCAAGTTCTTCATCTTTAATCTCATAGAACTGCTCTGGTCCGGGGAATTTACCCTCTCTTACCTCTTGAGCATAATCCTTAAGAGAATCTTCAATAAGTTTACCTGCTTCACAATATCTTTTAACAAACTTTGATTTAAACTCAAAGAACATACCTGTTAAATCATGCTGAATTACAAGCTGACCGTCTACTTTATCACCTGCTCCGATTCCATAAATTGGAATATCAAGTTGCTCAGCAACATATTGACCAGCTTCTCTCGGCATAGCTTCTAGAAGTAAAAAAGATACTCCTGCATCTTGAAGTCTAAGAGCTTGTTCAAGAATAATATCAGCTGACTCTTTAGTCTTACCTTGTACTCTATAACCACCTAGCTTAGCTCGTGTATGTGGTGTAAGACCTAAGTGGCTCATAACTACAATACCTGCTTTAGCAATTGCACCAATCCTGTCATACATAGCACCTTCTACTTTAACAGCGTCCATACCTTTAACAATAAACTTGCCTGCATTCTCAATAGCTTGTTCATCTGAAATCTGGTAAGACATAAACGGCATATCGCCAACTAAGAAAGCACTTTGATTAGCTCTCCATACTGCAGTACAATGAGGTAACATATCATCCATTGTTACTGGGATGGTAGTTTTATAACCTAATGTAGTCATACCAATAGAATCCCCTACAAGGATCCAATCTACTCCAGCTTTATCAGCTAAGAGAGCTTGTGGATAATCGTAAGCAGTTACACCTACAGTCTTAATACCCTTTTTCTTTTGGTTGTTGAGAGTTAAGATAGTAGTCTTTTTACGAAGCTCAGGTGGAATATCACCGCGTCTTTCATTAGGAAAGCCATGAGGTACTGCTTGTGCTGGAGTTGGCGAATGAAAGTTTTTATCACTCGCTTCTGAGGTATCAACTTTTTTATTAACTTCTTTCATATGATCGATAGCCATATTATACTATCGATCAAAAACATTTCAACTATTTTCGCTAACTATTTTTCTTTTAAGAGGTTTATTATCTGTAGCTGCTAACATATTGTTAATCTGTTCTTTAAATTTAGGTCCAAATTTATCTGTAGTTTTCTTAATATAATTTTGATCGTTAAAATAATTTAAAAAAGCTTGGTCTCTAAACTTAAGAATTTCCCAGTTAGCAAGTTTATCAGTAGCAAGAGGAAAACATTCATATGAATGTTGTGAATAACCAATCCACCCTACACCATTATTTTCAGGTAATAATTTAGGATTATTAGCTACTGCATCTCTATGTAGCTGAGAGCCTGGATATGCCATTGCACAATAATAATTTACATACTCAGTATCAAGCTCGCGAGATAATTCATATGTTTCTTGCATCGTTTCATGAGTATCAGTGGGCAGTCCAAAGATATAATTACCTGTTGTATTAATACCTGCTTCACCAATCTTACTAACAATATCTTTAATATTAGTTTCTTGGAATTTACCTTTAGTAACTTCAAATCTTACATTTTTATTTGCAGATTCAATACCTAATCCTAACCAGTTAACTCCTGCATCTTTTAAAGCTTCTAAATATTTTTCTCTAACTGTATCAATACGTGCATAAGCCCAAATATTAAAACCATAATCTCTCTCTTTTAACATTTCACATATTTTTAAAAAGTGATTAGGTTTAAGAACGAAGAGTTCATCTGCTATTTTGAGATTTTTAATACCTAAAGATGCAAAATAATCAAAATGTTTTATAATATTATCCGGTGACCATGTTCTAATTTTATTGTTCTTATTATCTCCTTCATTAAAAGGAGCATTAATCATGCAGAACGTACATTGGAACGGGCATCCCAAGCTTGTATAGATAGAAGCAAATGGTTGCTGTTCATTATTATTGGTCCAGCTGTGCCAGTTTGCTGTACGATAATTTTCCATAGGAAGTAAATCCCATGCAACGCCACCCATCTCACCGTCAAGATCATCAATAAGCATTGCCGGGCGATTAACTTCAATTTGTTTAGTTTCTTCGTTATGAAAACAAAGACCAGGTACATCTCTTAATTTATTATAATCAGTATAATCATCTACTTGATTTAATACTTCTAAAGTACGTACTCCTTCACCTTTACATACAAAAGCTCCCGGATCATCTTCAATAGTTTTTTGAGGTAATGCAGTAGGATGTGCACCGATATAAGCTCTCTGTATATCTAGATCGCTTAAACGAAGACTTAATTCAAGTGAACCTACCATATTTTGAGTTGATGCAGATGGTTGCTGCCCGTAAACTACAATACAAGCTATCTTAGGATTAAGCTCTTTTACTTTCTCATAAGCTTCATCAACTGTTAATCCATTAGCTTCACAATCTAAAATATCTACTTTAACATTTCTATCCCGTAAATATGTAGCAATCATCCCGGCCCATATCGGTTGCTCAATACCGTTAAGTGTATTACTAAGCTCTTGGTATATACGCTTAGCAGCATTAGGATGGATTAACAATACATCTAAACTCATTACTTATATTTTATAATAATTAAGATTTATTTCAAGGTAGGATATTTGTATTTTTTAAGATCTTTAACTTCAAGTTCAGTTAACTCTCTTGGTACAAAATTTGTATTAAATATAATTTCTGAAAGGTATTCTATCTTTTCAATATGCATACAAATTTGTATTAAATTAGTACCAATACCTATAATACCGTGCTGCTTAAGCATTATAAAATTGCAATCTGTATTATATACAAGTACTTCCTGTACTGCAGTGGCTAACTCTTCTGATCCAGGTGTAAAATAAGGAACTGTATGTATTGGACCAATTTGACTTGTAACTTCAGGTACAATATTTTTACATAACAAATATTCTCTATCCATAAAAGTCAGAGAGGTTGCTTTTAGAGGATGCGCATGTACAACATAAGTAGCATTCGGCCGGGCGTCATAACATGATGTATGTGTTGAAAATTCTGTAGTGCACTTACCAGGTCCCGAAATTATTGTACCATCTTTATTAACATTAATAATATCAGACTCTTGAATAAACTTTTTACAAATTCCTGTTTTAGTTACAAGATATGTACCATCTTCTTTTTTGAAGCTAATATTGCCATCATAACCTGTAACTAATTTTTTATTATATAGGTGCTTCCCAAAGTGAACAATTTGTGATTTTGGTCCGTACCAGTTCATTACAAGTTAGTGTAATTGCTATTTTTGACTTTGCGGATCATTGGGTAGGCTTTTAAAAGCTCTTGAATACCATCATCAAGTGAAACACGGGCTTTACATCCAAGCTTTTCAATTTTTTCACTAGACACTATATAGTTTCTTTTATCTGGATCAGTATTGATATCATCTGATAAAATAGCAAAATTAGGTACATACTCTTTAATCTTTTCACATAACTCAAGTTTACTTAAATTAGCAGATGAAAGACCGACATTATATGCTTCTCCTTTTGCTTTATCGTAATTATTTATCATATATATAAATGCATCACAAACATCTACTACATGTACAAAATTACGCTTAAAATGTTTTTCAAATAAAACAATAAACCCATCATCAAATGCTCTATAAACAAAATCATTAACAAGCAAGTCATTTCTAAAACGTGGTGACATACCGAATACTGTCGCTAGTCTTAATGAAATACCTCCCTTACTGAGTATATTAGCCTCGGCGTTACATTTAGTATTCCCATAATGCGAGATAGGGCTTAATGGTGTTTCTTCAGTACATAATGTATCCCCCTCTCCAACACCATAACCACTATTTGTATTAGGATAAATTAATTTTTTGTCAGGAGAAGACCACTTACAAATATTCCATACATGTTTATAGTTAACTGCCGTTGCTAATTCTTTATCCTTTTCACAGGCTGGAAAGCCTACAATAGCAGCTAACGGTATAATTACATCATGCTTTTTAACTTGCTCTTCTAATAAATCTTCATCTCTTACATCACCCTCAATAAAATTAAACGTCTTATATGAACATAAATTAGTTAAAGAAGACTGTCCATACATAAGATTATCAATAACAGTTACTTCATTATCACGCTCTAAAAGCATCCTCGTAAGTGTACTGCCAATATAACCCGCACCTCCTGTTATAAGAACTTTACTCATTTTAATTATCTCTGTCAGATATTATAGCATTTGTTATGTCAAACGGCCAGTTAAAATTGTATTTTTTATCATGCCATTTTATGGTATATTGACTTTTTATACCGCCATAATGTTCTGTCATTTTATAGCTAAAAAGACATTCATCACTAATACAATAATGTCCATTAACACAATCATTAGGTACTAAAACTTGATCTCTATTTTTACTATCTAATTTAAACTTAGCAACTGTTTTAGTTTTTGGATGGAGAACAATAAAAAATATTTCTCCATATAAACAAGTTATTAGTTTCCATGTTTTATTATCACCATGAAGACCTCTAAAAACATTTTGTTTAGACTTTGAGAATGTATCTAAAATAAACCTTTTATGTTTAAAAGCTTTGCGTAATGTAATGTCTGGTTTTATTATATTGGAAAAATTTTTTGTATCAAAACCTTCAAAATTTTCCCCTCGATTATCTTTAAAGAGTTTGGGTCTTATGAGCGTTAGCCCAGGAATATCATTAATGTTATAAGCAACACTCACAACTTAATTTTACCTTTTATAATATCATATAACATAATCCAGTCACATAATTTAGCTTTAATAGGGTCCTTAAATGCAGCTGGTTTATTTTTCTCAAACAAATAATGACCTGTCCATGCAAACGGATAAACTATAAATGGGCTCAAAAGAAGTAATGGTACATATTGTATACCTTTTATATAAGATACACAAGCAACATTTATTACAAAACAAATAGTTACTAATTGTCCGAGTACATGCATACGTCTACAATTTTTATTTTTATGTAATGTAAGATAATGTTTGTAATATTCTTTAAGAGTTTGTTTTTTCATCTTTGAATATATCCCAGTTTTGTAGATCGGATTTTAACTCTGCAGCAAGACAATCAATTTTAAGATCAACTCTTTCACCTAACTCTCTAGATATAACATTTTTAGCTACATTACGTACCCCATTAATAGAATGAGTTAGCTTAAGCAGAGACAAATCTTGATCTGTACCACTTCTACACTTACTTTCATTTTCCCAGATATATCTATTTGATAGCATTACGACACAAATTGCTCTTATCATTTCTGCAGAAACTTTTACATCTTTTTCATTAATAATTTTGTCGATGTCATGCTTAATATCATCTATTTCTTTATCATAAGCTTTTTTATTTTCAGGTATAAAGATAGCTTTAAGTTGACATATTGTCATTCTATCAAGAAGTTCAGCAAACGTAGGTAAGTATTTTCTATCACACATCTTTACTATAATGTTTATTAATTTTTTCAAGTACTTCAACTACCTTATCGCCTGGTAGATCAGGAACTGCTATTGGAGAGTAGGTATGCTTACTTGCAAAATACTCTGCTCCTTCTTGAATATTTTTTTGCCAATCATCTCTAGGTCTAATAGTAGAATTATCTTCGCTACAAGCCTGTTCATCTAATAACTCCGTACTATTACCTACATCAGGCCACCACCAGTATCCTGGTAAAAGACCATTTTTAACACATCTATAACTATGTTCAACATGCTCCCAAGCATTAACAAAAGTTTCATCCATATATCCGACATGTTTTAAAATATTTTTATGATAGTAACAAAATGCACCCACGCAGTGCCTATTTAAAGATAAAGACGTACCATCTTCATAAGTTATTACTTTTCTTGGGTTAGGTTCTTTATTAGGCATCTTATTAGCTGGACCATGATAAGCATACATTAAATGCCATATACCAGAGTTCTTAGCAACATTAATATATTTGTTATAAATATCGCTATCTTTAATTATAATATCGTCTTCAATAATAAAAATATGTTCACATCCAGCATTTACTAAAAATTTCATTGCATCATTCTTAGATATACCTACACCTTTATTTGTTTCATGTTGTATACAGTTTATTTTTTTAAGGTATTTTATATTAGGATCTAAAGGCTTACCATCATTAACTGCTACAATTATATCAGCTTTAGAATTTACAACACTCTCTAGACATTTTCTAAAGAAATTTTCACGATTGCATGTAACAATGCCTATACCAATTTTAGGATTCATTTTATTTATAATAACCGCGATCTTTTAACTTTTCAACTATAAATATTCATAGATGTCAAGAGCAAAAACTGCATCTCGCGCTCGTGCGAAAACGGAAGAGCGCACCATTATTGATGAAGCATTGATACCAGATGAAATAGTATTTCAAAGACCACCAATTAAAACTAAGCTCCGTATTAAAGAGCTAGCGTGGACTGAAAAACAAAGAGATTTTTTCAGGTTAGCTTTAGATGATAATACAAATATAATGTTTGTTAATGGACCAGCAGGCACTAGTAAATCTCTGCTTGCAGTATATTGCGGATTAAAACTTCTCAACTACAAAAAAGTTTCAGACTTAATGTATCTAAGAAGTGCTGTAGAGAGTAGTGATGCTAAATTAGGATTTTTACCCGGAGCAGCAGAAGATAAACTTGCTTTTTATAATTTACCATTCCTTGATAAATTAGATGAACTCTTAACTTCTACTAATCCTGAGAAGTTAGAAAAAGAAAAACGCATTTCAATGTTTCCGGTTAACTTTGCACGTGGTATGAGTTGGAATGCTAAGTTTATTATCTTAGATGAAGCTCAAAATTGTACTCAAAAAGAAATAACAACAGTTATGACCCGGCTAGGGCCACATAGTAAGTTGTTTATTTTAGCTGATCCAATGCAAACTGATCTTAAGAACGGATCAGTAGGAGCATTTGAGAAGATGTTTAATGTGTTTACAGATCAAGAGAGTCAAGCTCAAGGTATACACACATTTACATTCGATGAAGATGATATTATGAGATCACCTTTAGTAAGATATGTAACAAAGAAATTAAAAAATATATAAGATAACCGGTTTAGGAGTCATCGTCGGCCCATTTCTGTAACTGCTTACCGAACTTGGTAGTTTTCTTTTTACCCGCAGCTTTTTTCTTCTTATAATACGCTTCGGCCTCTTCGGGGGTCATGAGCTTCATGCCTTTATCGGTTGATACTTCAACATAATTACCTTCTGCACCTGTGTTATATGCTTCGGTACGTGCATCAAGCTCTGGATACTTACGTGTTTCAGAAACATGAAACTTGAGAGCTTTACCAAATCGCTCAAGAAGACTCTTAGGATTTTGTCCTTCAGAAACTAATCTATCATATTCGCGGTGAAAAGCATTAACAAAATCTTCGCTAAGCTTCATACCACGTGGGTAAAACATACGCCCCATCGCCATTGGACGGTAACCTTCTAATACTTGATCAAATTTAGTTTCTCTATTTTCTTCGGACATATAATTATTTATTGATAGCCCCTGTCAGATTTCGTAGGATCGTTCAAAGCTTTTGTCTGATTGTTTGTTATACCAAACTTATACTTCCATGCTTCCATTTCTCTTAATTCTTCTTCTGTAACTAAAGGAGAATCAGATTGACCTATACAATCCCCGTCTGCATCAATATATAATTTTGCTATCTGTATTCGTTCGTGTGGTTGCCCGAACATATCAATCATAGCAGGTCTATCATCATGTTGGAAAAATTTAGATTCGGTATTTTCTTCCCAATCTCTTTTTATTGCTTTAAAAAGATGATCTATTTCGTGAATATAAACTTTATCAACCTCTCTATCACCATTCTCTTCTATCTCAATTGGTGCTGCTTTTGTAATAGGAGTTACAAAAATAACATCTAAAAACTTCATTGACTCTTTAACAAGTGGCATACACTTATTAACAAATTCATCATCAATGTCTGTATCTTGCTTTGCACAGGACCAAATTGTATAAACTATATTATCTAGTGGAGAACGATCAAAAATAACATAATCATCCCGTGTATACTTCATTTGCTCATCAATCATGAAGTTTAAGATGTCCCATTGAGCATCTTTCGTTGTTTTTTGACTATGCTCATATCCTTTTTCTTTGATAAGGTCCCGATATGTCTTTTCAGGAGTAGAATAATTAGACCATTCCTTTATGAAATCGTTAACAAAGGTACTTTTACCTTGACTAGCTGTGCCACTTACGGAAATACGCATTTATATTAATTATTATACACAGAATTATAATCAACTTATAAAACTATAAACTCTTGTACGTATTTCTCCCAAAAATTCCAATCTTCTGCTATTTTTGGGTATCCAATCTGATTAAAAGCGCTTCGTCCTGTATGTTTATAAAACTTTATATGTGGTAGTCCGTGATTTCTATGTTTATTTTCAAGAGTTCTATGAAAAACAGACACACCTATAAAGCAATCATCAGCTAAATCTTTTGGTTCTTTAAATTTAATCGTATTTGGTTGTATAGACTCTAAAACGCCAACAAAATCTCTAGTATCAACTATGTATCTTGTTACAGTTTGGTAGATTCTTAAGGTAGATTCTTTATCTCTGTGTGCATCTTCTAGTACATCTAAGAGCCATGCATGTGGGTCTTCGATTAAACCATCCATATTATTATTTATCGTATTTAAACCAACAATAAGTAAGTATGACACACATAATTAAACCAATTCCATAGTTTAAAAACCACCAAATACCAAATTCTGTACTAAACATATATATCATACCACTAGTGTAACCTAATGCGGTAAGAGCTATCATAAGAAGACTAACATCTTTAGATGATTTGTTTTTAATCATCTTAATAATTTGAGGAATATAGCAGCAAATGAAACTTATAACCATTAAAGCTCCAAAAAATTCGCCAACATTACCCATAAAGACAGTGTAATGTATAAAAACTAAATATCAAGAGCAATTTTATTATTGTTGTATTCCTATGATATAGTATACATTTCTATTAGCTGATAAATTAATAACAGCTGTATCAGCGTTACTATATCTAGCTGCTGGGAAACCTCCGCCAGCAAATGCTGGTGCAGAAGTTACATCTGCTATATTAACTCCATTACCTGCAGCATGCTGCGCTACACCGGCTGACCCATTAACTGGAAGGGAAAATACCTCTCCCGCATCATTGCCAGAGTCCTCTTCAATTGGACTACCAGGCGTAGATACTATTGCATACTCCGGATCAAAATCTTCATGTTCTATTCTGAATCCATAATATTTACTAGTATCATTATTGGCTGATATACCTGTTGTATCTGAAATTATTTGATCTCCAGCACCAAGATCAAAGGCGCCGGCAGCATTCATATTTATTACTCCACTATCATAGACTGTTTTTACAAAACTTTTTGATGCTAAATTGTTTAACTCATATATACGAACTGATAAACGAATAGGGGTTGTGTCATTTGTTTGGCTTGTAAAGGCACTTTCGTAATCTGTGAAAAGATTAAAGCCTAATGATCTAATACCGCTACCACCACCACCACCAGAAGATTTTTTTCCTACAGGACTATGCTTTCCTGTATCGGTACTAAAAATAGAATGAACAGGATGTTCTGGAGGCATTATCTGGATGGATTAATAGAATAGAATTGTGTTCTATAATATATAGTACCATTACCAGATGATGTAGCAGCTGAAACTTGATTTGCATTAGTTATACCGCGAATGGTAACAGATTCATCATCACCTATTAATAAAACACTCTCAGCACCAACACGGTCAGCAGAGGCTGGTCCGTTTGGATCATCTACAATTTTAAGATCTTGTCCAGTTTTATTAATAATAAAAACTTCACTGCAGACTTGTGAAGAAAGAGGCAAGAACGCAGTATTTGCTGGTTGATTGTAAGATCTACATTCATTTGGATTTACGTATGCCATAGTTATTAATATTTATACTCCTGTCGTCTGATTCCACGCAGAAATATGTAATCTTGTTAAACCGATATAACCATGCTTACCAGCTAGCTCGAGAATAAACTTAGTTCTCTCATGAAAATTATCTTGATGATCAAGACCAGGCATCATTAATACACGTTTAGGATCAATATTAAACGGCTTAATAAAATCATTCTCAATTTCATCTAAGTCTTCTTCCTTACTTACAACAAATTTAAACCAATAACCTTTATGTGAAGTAATTCTTTCTAACGATCTAGGTACAATACGCTTTTCTTTACTCATACCTGAGTTAGCTAACTTAACACTACAATTGATCTGATCTAATTTATTAAAAAATTCATCCTCAATATATTGAGTACCATTAGTTTCTACTTCATTATATAAATTTATAGGATTAAAATAATCTATATTATCAAACTCCTCACCAGTGCAATCATTTTCAATATAATTAATACAGTTTACAATAGACTCTTGATGTTTCTTCATAGTAGGTTCACCACCAGTCCATATAAGATGTACTCTTCCGTTAAGAACCCATTTCAAGATATCTTGCTCTCTCCATGCATCAATTAATATATCAAAATTAGTCTTATTACCTTGTCTCCATACAGCTTCAGAATCACACCACCAAGTAGCTTTACCTTCTTTCATTAAGCTACCATCCTTACCACCACACATAAGGTTACAACCTTTAAGTCTAATAAAATAAGCAGGATAACCAGTTGATGCCCCTTCACACTGAACAGAATAAAAATGTTCAGATAAATTTAATGTTGCAGTTCTTTCTTTTATATCCATTTTGTACCTAAATCCCATTCACTCTTTTCTGTACTTGATGTATCCTTAGTAATATCTTCTAATAAAAGCTGTTCGTTATCTTCTTCTATAGTGTCCAATACACCTGTACATATTGCACTATTTTTTTCATGCTCCCAAACTTCAACCTTACTACATACACATCTACCCTTAGTAAGTTTAATTACATGATTATTGGCAGCTTCATAACACCACTCTGCAATACGTTCAATACCAGTACCTCGAGGCATAATACGTAAATCAACAATACCTTCTTCATGAAGATTTTCAAAGATTTCTCTTTTAGGATCATCGAAAGCAATACAGGTAGTATGATCAAATTGTTTTTCTAAGATTTTCTTAAGCTCTTTTAAGCCTCCGAAATCAACAACCCAATGATTTTTATCTAATTTATCAGCTGTAAACCAAAACTTAGCTTTAAGTCTATATCCATGAATAAATTTACAATGACTCTCTGCTTGAGGTTGTCTGAAGGCACAACTACCTAGATCAATAACTTTAGTACTCTCAAAAGACATATACAAAATTATATATGCATATGAGATAAGTTCAACTATCAAATACGTTAAGAATGAAACGTTGCTGCAATTTATTTATACCATCTGCACAGTATCCATATTGCTGTAAGAATATTCTTAGATCCTCCATATTTGGAGCATTTAAAATTTGTTGAACTTCTGCAGAGTTTTCAGATAAATCATCCTCTTTCATTAAATCTTGCGCAGCAAATTTTTTGAATTCATTAAATCTAGATTCAATTTTTTGGATCATTATTACACGCGGTATTGCAGGTTTAGCATGTATTTGGTGCATCAAATTATTAATATTGTAATCAAAGTTAAACATTTTTACTTGAAAATAAATTATTGTATATTATTATTTATTCATATGAGTGACGTTACTTATGAATGGCTCGGTGATGATGATGAGCTTACTGGTGAGAAGGATGCTATTGCAAAAGACATCATGGGAGATGAGTATAGTAAGAGCTATTTTCCACCTATTAGAGTATATGATAATAAGGTAAATGCTGATAAGAAATATATTTCTTCCTTACCAGATTTACAGAACGGACCATCTAGTTTAATTCAAGGTGCTGCTGTACCTATTCAACAAGTTGGTATTCATAATTTTAAATTACCATTAACTTATAAAAAGCGGAATGGTAAAACTATTGAGCTCGAGACTAGTGTTACTGGTAGTGTTAGTTTAGAAGCACATAAGAAGGGTATTAATATGTCTCGTATCATGAGAAGCTTTTATGACCATAAGGATGAGACGTTTAGTATTGATAAGATTAAAGATGTATTAGAGACATATAAAAATAATCTTAAATCTTTTGACTCACGTATTATGTTGAAGATTTCATATCCTATTAGACAAAAAAGCTTACGTAGCGGTCTGGAAGGTTATCAATATTATGATGTTGTTTTTGAGGGAGACTTAACTAAAGATGGTGAATTTAAAAAATATATCCATTTTGATTTTGTTTATTCCTCTGCTTGTCCATGTAGCTTTGAGCTAAGTGAACATGCTGAAAAGTATCGTAACAGAGCAACAGTACCTCACAGTCAAAGAAGTGTAGCACGTGTTAGTGTTAAATTTGATGAGATGTTATGGATAGAAGATCTTCAGGAATTGTGTTTAGATGCTCTTCAAACTGAAACCCAAGTTATGGTAAAGAGAGAAGATGAACAAGCATTTGCGGAAAAGAATGGAGCTTATTTAAAGTTTGTAGAGGATGCAGTAAGATTGATGTATGATAAACTTACTAATGAGTCACGTATTACAGACTTTAAGATTGTAGCTTCTCATAATGAGAGTCTTCATAGTCATAACGCTGTATCAGTTATCGTAAAGGGTGTTGAAGGAGGTTTTACAGCTGGAGTAGCAAGAGATGTATTTGAGTCAACAGGCTTAAGATAATTAGCTTACTGTAAGACCAAGAATATCTTTATATATAACTTCTTTATCAGTCCAATGTACTTGGTCTGGAATAAAGTTTAAAGATTCGAGATCATTATCTTGGATCTTTTTTCTTGTATCGGTACCACTAATACGACCAAATTGAGGAGGTATAGCAACTAAACTTACATTAGGAAAAGTTTCTTTATTCTTTTCAAAATAAGAATATCTTGCCATGTCTTCTTCACCCGCTCCAACAAAAATAGGTCTATCTTTTACTTCTTCAGCGTATTCATATACATCCTTAACAGGTGTTATTTGTGAGACAGCAACTGTGACAGGTACTCCAACATACTTACCATATATGTCCCAAATTGCTTTTGATTGTTCTGCAGTTATACCATCTCGGTCTTTCTTACCAATAAATACTACAGCTGCAGCTGCATTATTTTGATTGACGATATGTCTGAGAGCTTCGAAATGTCCTTTATGTGGTGGTTTAAATCCACCTGGTAATATAGCAACACCAGTTCTTTCAGCTTCAGTTACAAATTGCTTGAACGTTTTCATTATCTGAATCCTGTCATTAAGCCGCTAACAATAAATTCACCCGTAATCTTAAATGGGATGTTACCAAGGCCTCTTATTACTAAACCTTCTCCTACATCTACTGGAGATACAACATTAAGTTTAATTAACTCACCAATATTTTTTGTAGCGTGATATATAACAGCTCCATCTACAATCATTTTTTGAGCTTTTTTATCTTCAGTAAGATCGCTTAATGGTCCTTGACCTTGCATTACATAAAAATATAATGATTTGGTCATAGCAGTTTGCTTCTTACCATTAATGTCTACTTTTGTATCACGTGGGTTAATAGCTGTATTTAACCAAACACCTAAACTTTTTGTCTCAGCTTCATCGGGTGTATATTGTACTGTAATTGGTTCTTGAAGAACATCACTATAACTCACTCTCCCATTTAATGAACCGGGTATACTGGTATAAACTGTAAAGTCTTGATTACGGGCAACAATTTGTAATTTATCCTTAAGGCTTTCAAGAACTTTTGGATTGTATTTTATTTCTGACCCTCTTCTTGATTTGCCTGTTGGAGCTACAGTAAACTTATTGACCCCTAACAGTGCTATGATATTTTGCCCGTAATCGACGACATTGGTCTTACCGGATATATATTCTATATTCAAGAATATAGACTCAGTAGGGTCTTGATCACCTAAAAGTCCTAATTTAGTTAATTCTGGTTCAGCAGTTTCTATTACTGCATTCAGAATTGGAAGAAGAACCTGACCTACGTTGACCATACCATGACCTTCGCCAAATCTATCTAATAAATCTCTCTGTGTTATACCTTTAACATCAAGAGGCTTCATTGAACCTCTATCCATGGCAAACTCTTTATCGCCATTTTCATTAGTAATAATTTTTACAGCTGCATTAACACCGTCAAGTTTAATTGCTGCAGGAGTGTTCTGTAGATAATTAATTACTTGATCAAACTTTTTAAGAAGTTGTTTACCGTTATTGACATCGGGCAAATCAAAAGGATGAGCCATATGTCCACCAGCTCCTCCTTCTTGTAATAAGCAATATTCTTCAAATGTAATCATTTTATTTGTGCTCTTCAACTTTAGCCATCAAAAAATCTAACATATCATCTGCATTCTCATCTGTTACATCACTAGCTGCATTAAATAAATCATCCTCAGATAAAAGATCAGAATCAATACGTAGAGCTTTAAGACCTAAACTAATCATAAATTTTTTACCTTCTGAAGATAGCTGGGCTGGCTCAGCAGGTTCAGTAACATCTTGTTCAGGAGCAGGAGCTGGTACAGGTTCAACCGGAGGTGCTTCTTGTTCAAAGTGAACTCCATATTGGGAACCTTGTTCTGAGATTATTTTCGCGAAACTGGACATATAAAATATTTATTTTATAAGTAGCTGCTTATTCTTTATTTGTTTAAAATAGTCTTCAGATAAAAAAGTAAGATTAAATCTTTTTGCAAATTGTAATAACTTATCAAATCTATATTTAACAAATTTATTATCCGTTGAATCAATAAACATATTAAGCTCTTCTCGCTGTCCGCCGCATGTTTGTAGTTCAAAAATATAATTGTTAAATATATCTTCTGTAAAAATAAACCTAATTGGAAGTATCTTAGCTAATCTTTGTAGTTTTTTAGTTAAAAATATGTTAAGCTCAGTCGGATCAATTAAATTTAATGTTAAAAATTGTGAACCAGCTAATGATTTATGATCTAAACTAACAAATATAACATGTTTACCGGTTTTTTTACTAAGAATAAACTGGCATAACTCAAATATTACGTGATGTAACAGTAAATTACGTGTATCTTTGTTGTTTAGACGTAGTTTTTTATCTAATAAACCGTAATCACTGTAATCATTAATAATTTTACCTTCAATTTTACGGAGGAATAGGGTATGAAAGTCAATTATAGTAAAATTATTAAGTGAATATGTTTCTTTCTGTCCCACTACGCGGATTATAGCTACTTTTTCCCACTAGTGCAACTATTTTCGTGGTTTTTTTCCGATTCTGCAGTTAATTATACCGTTATAGTAGTCATCTCTTAGCAAAACACCTAATTTAAATTGCAATTCAGCTTCATAGTAGGATAACTCCCACTTATTATTACAAATACGCAGTATATTAAAGGTAAACTTATCTTTACCATCGGAAACAATCTGATTATTAAGCTCATTACATGATCCTGTATAAGTTTTCCAATCTGACTCGGTAATTACATGACGTTTGTTCTTTTTACCTTTAAGCGGAGGACGTTTTATAATTTTTTGAACTTGTTTTTTACCAATATACTTCTTTTGAGTGGTGTTATTAGTTATTTCATAGATAAACCCGAAGCATTCAGTAGGCCATACACCATTAAACGTCCAATGTCCTATATCTAATTTATCCTCCACAGGATTAGTTATTACTTACATTTCTTTTTGCCACGCTTTTTAGGACATTTACGTTTTAAACCTGGTCTAGTTTGTATAACTGGCTTTTTGCCTGATCCAAAAAGGTTACGAGCATCCCCTGGTGCATAATTATCTCCAGAAAATTGATTAGCTGTTGAATCTACTCCTGGACCGAAAGCACTACCTTCTCCACCAGCAGTCATATCCTCTAAAAGCTTAACAAAACGATTTTCAAAAAGATTACTCATTGAATTATTCCAATCTTATACTATTATTTATATAGGTTATGTCGACATTAGACAAATATATGGAAGAAATGGTGCAAGACACCAGTGTAGATAATTTTAATTTGTTAGATATACAGATGAAACTTCCAGCTATTAAACATAAATGGGTTGGTAGATTGATGAGACATAAATATGAAGTCAAAGAACTTCGAAAAGAAAAAGAATTATTAATTAGAGAATTAACTGTTAAATTAATAAGTGAAAGTCCAGTTAAGATAGCTGAACCTATTGCTGAAAAGAAAGTATCGAAGGTAGATTCTGTATTAAAAATAGACGCTAAGATAAAAGAAACATATTTAGTAATTGAGTATTTAGAGAAAGTAGAGAAAATTTTTAGTTCTATGACGTTTGATATCAAGAACGTTACAGAAATTATGAAACTTGAAACAACATGAGCCTCAACTTCGAATGGGATAGTGGTAGAAGACAGGGTATCATGAAATGTGAAAGCCTGGATCAGATAAGAGAACATTTTTCTGTAAAGAATGATGCAGCAAAGTTTGCAAGAAGGTTTGGTAGAACGTTTATACCAGCAAGAAAATATGCAATAACACCTGCAGGTAGATTTGATGCTGGATTATATAAACAGATTATTGATTTTATATCTGAACATAATATTGATGATGATATAAACTATACTGATACATTTTTATCTAACGTTAAACCTGGCTATGATAAAACAGTACCCTTACAACTTGATCTAAAATTAAGAGACTACCAAGAAGATATCGTTAACAGATGTCTTAAGGTAGGTAGAGGTACAGTTATACTTGCGACTGCTGGAGGTAAAACATTAACAATGTCTTCTTTAGTTCAATCTATTTATAAACAACAAGATGAGAATAATTTTAAAGGTGTCATTATAGTACCTGATAGAGGGTTAGTTGAACAGACATATAATGATTTAAAAGATTATGGTGTAACATTTACTTTTTCAAAATGGACAGGAGATGATGAACTAGATCTTACAACTAATATAGTTATTTGTAATTTGGGTATATTACAAAGCAGCAAGTCAGATACAGATTGGATACATCATGTTGATTTATGTATTATAGATGAGGTACATAAAGTAAGACAGGGTAATAAAATTAATAAAATTATTAATAAGATTCGTACACCACATAGATACGGGTTTACAGGTACGATGCCAGAAGAGATGATGGATCAATGGAACATAATAGGTAAGATTGGTCCTGTTTTATATGAAAAGAATAGCGCCTCATTAAGAGAGGAAAATTATATTGCACAAGTTAAGGCACAAATTTTAGATTTAAAATACGAAACTCAACCAAAATATGTTTTATATCCATCCGAACCACTTACGCCTACGAAAAGATACAAAAGAGAAATCGACTTTATTATTAATAGTGATTTTAGGAATAATATTATTGGTAAGTTAGCTAATAAATTTACAAATAATGCTCTTATATTAATTGACTATATTGAACATGGAGAAATTTTATTAGATTATGTTGAAAGGCATTGTAATAATAAGAAGGTATATTTTATAAGAGGTGAAGTTGCTGTTAAAGATAGAGATAAAGTAAAACAACTGATGGAAGTTAGTAATGATGTAGTTGTTATTGCAATATCTAAAATATTTTCAACAGGTATTAATATTAAAAACTTACATTATATTATTTTTGCAGGTGGTGGTAAAGCCAAAATTAAGACTATTCAATCAATTGGTAGAGGTTTACGGTTGCATAAGACGAAACAGCAGCTTATAATCATTGATATTGGTGATGATCTTATGTATGGGAGACAACATCTTCAAAAACGTATAGAACATTACAACAAGGAAGAAATTTGTTATGGGAGAAAAACCATTAAAGAAAACAGCACCTAAAAAGGGCAGAAAGAAAAAGCCTAAAAATACTGATAAGGCTAAACATTACGTTAATTCTAAAGAGTTTTTAGAAGAGCTTAAAGCATATTATGAAACAGATAATATTACTGATAATTTAGCTCAAATGGTGACTAAGATTGCTAATGGATTAAGTTATGCACCAAACTTTATTAATTACTCTTATAAAGATGAAATGGTTGGAGATGCTATACTAAAAATGTTTTCCGCTCTGAAAGGCAAGAAGTTTGACATAACATCTAAACATAATCCTTTCTCGTATTATACAACTATTGCGTTTCATGCTTTTATTAATCGTATTAAAAAGGAAAAGAAATATCGAGAAACGGTTAATAGCTATCAAGAGACTATTTATGCCGATTTAGTTAATTCCAATCCAGGATCAAACATATATACAAACAATAATACGAATAATACCTCTCAAGAGTTAAATGAATAATAAGAGAGATATTTTTTTAAACGATAGACGTGTCTGCTGCGTTAGTGATATACATATAGGTGTCCATCAAAATAGCTCTCAATGGCATCAAATTATTTTACAATGGTCAAAATGGTTAGCTAATGAGTTAAGAGATAAAGATATAAAAGATATTATTATTAGTGGTGATTTTTTTCACTATAGAGATGAAATTGCTGTTAATACTATTCATTTTGTAAAAGAGATATTAGATGAGTGGAGAGAGTTTAATATTATTATTCTTGTTGGTAACCATGATGCTTACTATAAAGATAGATCTGATGTTAATTCACTAACTATTCTTCAAGGTTGGCCTAATATTACTATTGTTCCAGAGCTACGTAGTGAAACCATCTTTGGTAAAAAAATTACCTTTGTACCTTGGGGTGTTGGGGTAGAAGATATTCCGGAAAGCGATATTGTTTTCGGACATTTTGAGATAAATTCATTTAAACAAACTAATTTTAAGGTGTGTCAGTCTGGAGTAAGTTCAAAAGATCTATTAGCAAAGTCTAATTTAATTATTACTGGTCATTTTCATTTAAGAGAAGAAAGAAAGTATAATAATGGTACGATTCTTTATTTAGGATCTCCATTTCAGATGGATTTTGGAGACGTTGGTAGTTCAAAGGGATACTATATATTAGATGTTGAGGATAAAACGTTTGATTTTTTTGAGAATGAGATATCTCCAAAGCATACTAAGCTACTTCTATCAGATTTAGTAAAACAAAAGAAGTTAACTAAAGATGTAAAAGAAAGTCTTGAAAATAGCTTTGTTAAATTTATAATTGATAGAAATATTGCACCAGATGAGATTGACTTTGTTGTACAAAAATTAAATTCATATAAACCAATCTCTATTAATGTTGATTATGCAAATAATTTTAATATGTTTGCAATTAGTGACGATACGAGAAAAGATTTATCTGGTATTGATATAGAAGCAGCTATAGAAGAGTTTATTGACTTGATGGATATCGATAATAAAACTAAGGTTACCGAGTATACTCTAGAGTTATATAAGAGCACATTGCAATAAGGTAATGAAGCAGATAGATTTAAAAAAGTTAAGTATAAGAAACTTCCTCTCAGTTGGAGATGATGAGGTTGTAATAGATTTTAAGCCTGGTCTTCATATTATTACAGGAATAAACAAGGATAAAGAAGACAGGCGTAATGGTGTCGGTAAGTCTACTATTGCCGATGCCATTCACTTTGCTATCTTTGGTAGCACTATACGTGAACTAAAGAAAGAAAATATTGTCAATCATATTAATCAAAAAGATTGTGAAGTTAACTTAGAGTTTGATATTAAAGTAGATGAAAGAGTATCAAACTGCAGAATTATTCGTAAATTAGAGCCTTCTAAATGTTATCTTTATATTGACGGAGAAGATAAAACAAGAGATTCAATTAATAATACAACAGATTTTATACTAAAGCAGTTGTCAGCATCACAAGATATATTTCAAAATTGTGTTATTATGACTCTTAATAATACTATCCCGTTTATGGGAAAGAAGAAAGTTGAAAAGAGAAAATTTATTGAAGGTATTTTTAATTTAGAAGTTTTTAGTAATATGCTTCAATCTGTACGTTCTCAATATAATGATAAAAAGAGAGATTATGATGTACAATTTAGTAAACAAGAAGAAGTTGAAAAATCACTTTCAACACATAAAAGGCAGAAAGATAAAATTGAAAATGATAAAAGAGAACGTGAGTTGGAGCTCTTAAAGAGAAGAGATGATAATATTAAAGAGCTTGATACATTACAAAAGACTGTTGATATAGATTATGATAAAGAATTAGCGACCTATAGTAATAAGATTATTGAGCTCGAAGATTATATAAATAAATGTTCTAATAAAATTACTGAACTAACTGGTGAGTCGGTAGAGCATCGAACTAACAAGACCCATTTAAAGAATCAACGAAATACATTAGGTACAGAAGATGCAACATGTCCTGTTTGTCTTAAACCTTTTTCGGAACATGATAAAGATACTATTAATGAAGAAAAAAATACTTTAACAAATAAGATTAACGATCTTACTAGTGCAGAAAAAGAAATTGAAACACAAGTTAATACACTTTCTGATACGAAACAAAAGCTTAAAAGAAAAAAGACTCAATATAAAGATCAAGTCGGTAATCTTAAGATAGAACAAAATCAGTTTGAAAATAATAAGACACGAATAGTACAGCTTGAAGTTTGGAATAAACAAATTAAAGATGATATTAAGAAGTTAAAGGAAAGTACAGTTGATTTTGATGATGTTATTAAGGAAACTGAAAGCCGTTTAAAAGAAGTAGAAGATAAACTTGCTGATATAAAATTAAATTTATCTTTATTAGAGGTAGTTAAATTTATTGTATCTGAAGAAGGTGTTAAGTCTTATATTGTAAAGAAACTTTTACAATTGTTTAATAATAGATTAGCTCATTATCTTAATAAAATGGATGCAAACTGTCTTTGTATCTTTAATGAGTATTTTGAAGATGAAATTATTGATGAAAAAGGTAAGCTTTGTTCTTATTTTAATTTTAGCGGAGCAGAAAGAAAAAATATTGATTTAGCATGCTTATTCGCTTTTATGGATATAAGAAAATTGCAAGGCAATGTATCATATAATTTTAGTGTTTATGATGAGCTACTTGATTCAAGTTTAGACGAGCGTGGAGTAGAGTTAGTATTAGATATCTTACGTGAAAGAGTAGAAAAACATAATGAATGTATTTTTGTTATAAGTCATAGAAAAGAAAGTACCAAAGCAGCTACTGGTGATATTATTCAACTTGAAAAAGAAAACGGTATAACTCGACGAGTTGCCTATATGGCTTAAAAAAATAACTACTGTAAATGTTTCAGACTGCACCAATAGGTTTTAATCCAATAGGGGTACCGTTACAGGCGCCAAGATTTCAACCGCCAGTTCAGGTTCAACAACCTCAACCTATTGATCATAAACCAGAAATAGCTACAAAAAATATTAATTACTTGGCTGATTATAGTGGTTGTGGTTATTGGAGAATGATTTGGCCCGAACATTTACTTAATGCACATCAAAAAGCTGTCGTTCATAGTACAACGATGATGTGTCTTGACGAAAGGTGGTATGAAGCAACAGATTCTGTGCGCTTACAAAGACAAGCAACTCCAAGTCAGCTTAAGTTTGCTAATTTATTAAGAGATTTTAGCAGTAGAAAAAATTTCAGAATACTATATGAAATCGATGATATTGTCTTTAAAGAAGATATACCCGATTATAATAAATTTAAACCAGCATTTGAGAATCCTGAAATAAGAGATTCAGCATTAAAGATAATGCAGTTAGCAGACGAAATAACTGTAACAAATAAATTCATGCAACAGTATTACATGGATAAAACTGGTAATAAAAATGTTACTGTTATACCAAATTACCCACCTAAATGGTGGATGGGTAGGTTTTATGACTTTGAAAGAGTAAAGAGAAATTTTAGTAAACATAAAAGAAAGCCTAGAATTGTATATTCTGCAAGTGGTGCCCATTTTGATGTTGATAATAGAGTAAAGCAAAGAGATGATTTTTTTCATGTTAATGATGCTATTATTAAAACAGTAAAAGATTTTCAATGGGTATTTATCGGCGCTTATCCACTAACATTAGCACCATATGTAGATTCCGGTCAAATTGAATTTCATCCTTGGCAAAGATTATATGAATATCCGGAATTATTACATAATGTTAATCCTAATATGTTTATTGCTCCGTTAGTTGATAATACTTTTAATAAAGCCAAGAGTGATCTAAAATATATAGAAGCTTGCTGTTATGGTATACCTGTTATATGTCAAGATTTATGTACATATGAAAATGCACCATATAAATTTAAAACTGGTGATGAGATGATTGACCAGATAAAAAGCTTAACACGTAATTATAAAAAGTATATGCAAGCGTCGAAAGATGCGCGCAAGGTAGCAGAAGGTAGATGGTTGGAATTAGATGATAATATCGACAAATATGCCGAGCTATATACTCATCCATACAAATCTCCCAAAAGAATTAAGATAAATTCGCTTGAAGAAAATAGGTAGTTATACTATACTATAGAGAGTGTATAGGAATATTGCATATTTACCCGACGAGCAATGTGTTCGTTTATTTACGTGGGATGAAGACGGGAAGAGAATGTCTGTTGATATACCTCACCATCCTTATTTCTATATGGAAACTACTCAAAAGTCTGACGGTGTTTCTATCTTTAATACTCCTGTTAAAAAGTTCGAGTTTCCTGTTGAATATAGACGCGGCGAACAAATACGTCAAATGGTTAGGTCGCAGAGAGAGAATGGTGAGAAAGTACGTGTACGTGTATTTGAAAACCTATCTGTATTACAACAATTCCTTATTGATAGATATTGGAAGGTAAATGATACACCTGAATTTACCGAGAACCCGTTAAAAATACAATTTATTGATATTGAAACATATAGCCCAGATGAGTTTCCCATACCCGAATTCGCTAAAGATACTGTAAATGTTATTACATTATGGGATTCATTAGAAAATCATTTTTATACTTGGGGGTTACAGAAAGATTATAAACCTACTTTAGATAATGTAACTTATAAAAAATGTAAAAGTGAAAGGGACTTATTATTAAGTTTTGTTGAGCATATTGAAAAAGATCATCCTGACTTATTGTCTGGTTGGAACTCTGAGTTCTTTGATATGCCATACCTTATGAATCGTATTACTAAGATTCTAGGTGAAGAAGTTGCTAATCGTCTTTCACCTGTTAATGTTTCTTATAAACGAGAGTTTCAAGGCAAGTTTGGTAAGATGAATACCAGATGGCATTTAAAAGGTGTATCCTGTGTTGACTATCTTGATATCTATAAAGGCTTTACCCAGGGCTTACGTGAATCATATAAGCTTAATGATATTGCTGAACTTGAACTTGGAGAAAAGAAGGTTGAATATGGCGAACAGAACCTTGCATCGTTAGCTGATAATGATTGGCAAACGTTTGTTGATTATAATATTCAAGACGTTAATTTGCTTGTGCGTATGGAAGAGAAGCTTCAATTTATGATGCTTCTACGAATGTTAGCATATGTCGGACTTACACCCTTAGAAAATGCTATGGGTACTATTAACGTTGTTACTGGAGCAGCTACTATTGAAGCACGAAGTCAAGGAAAGATAGTACCTACATTTGAAGTAGAAAGATCAGGTGACAAATATGAAGGTGCTTATGTCGGTGAACCTGAGAGAGGTTTCAAAGATAATGTAGTTTCTTTTGACCTTAACAGTCTATATCCAAGTATTATGATATCGCTTAATCTATCACCAGAAACAAAGGTTGGTAGGTTTGAAGTTACTAGTGATGGTAATATTGTTGTTACATCTATTACTGGTAAAGTTGTTGAGCTAACTAAAGAGAAGTTTGCTCGGTTCGTAGAAAAAGAAAATATATCTATAACTCGAGCTAACTGTTTATTCTCTCAAAAGAAGAAAGGTATCTTCCCACTTATTACAGATAAGTACTATGATAAACGTAAAGCAGTTAAGAAAGACTTAGCAATTGCTAAACGTAAGTTAACTAAGCTTGAAAAAGATGATCCTGATTATGCTAAAACTAAGTTAAGAGCTGATCAAGCTGAGATTAAGCAGTTAACTATTAAGATTCTTATTAACCGTATCTATGGTTATTTTGGTAATAAAGTATCCCCTATGGGTGACCCTGATATTACAAGATCAATTACTCTTACTGGTCAATCTATTATTAAGAAATCAAATAAGATTTTAACTGAGTTAGTAAAAGAAAGAACAGGTTTATCTGATGAGGATATTAGAAAAGATCCTGTTGTTATTTATAATGATACTGACTCTGTATACGTAACCATTAAACATCTTATTGAGCATGGCAATATTCCGTTTACTAAAGGTAAGAAAGTAACTAAAGAGATAATTGAACTTACCGATGAAATCGAGACGATACTTAATAATTCTATTAAGACTTGGGGTGAGCATGCTCTTAACTCTCAGGATTGTAGGTTTGAGTTTAAGAGAGAAGCTATCTGTAGCAGGGGTATATTCTTACAGAAAAAAAGATATATCTTGCATGTACTAGATGATGAGGGTATACCAGTTGATAAGTTTAAATATACTGGTGTTGAGGTTGTACGTACTACAATGCCTAAAGCTATTAAACCTCATGTTAAAAATATTATTGAGACGATGATTCGTACTAAGGATTATAATACAACTAATACTTTATTTAATGAGATGTATGAATTGTTTGATACTCTACCGTTAGAAGATATTGCATTCGTTATGGGTGTTAAAAGCTATACTACTATATCTGAAACAACTGGCGAAGAATGTAATAACTTTAAAACTTATAAGGGTATGCCTATACATGCTAAGTCGGCTTACTTTTATAACTACCTCTTAGAAAAAAGTAATCTTACTAACAAATATGAAGCTATTAATAGTGGAGATAAGGTAAGGTACTTTTATTGTAAGAAGCCTAACAAATATGGAATACCATCTTTCGGTTACAAGTATACATTCCCGAAAGAATTTCAAAATGATATCCAACCTGATAGAGAAAAAATGTTTGAGAAGATTGTATATAGTGTTTTTGAAAGGTTGTATGAATCTGTAGGTTGGAAATGCCGTAAACCAGGAGAGATGGTACAGACAGATTTATTCGATTTACTTAAAATTTAAAGTTGATAACAACTTATGTGATGTTATAATATTTGAAACTTATGAGTGATACTAATCATACCGTATTCGTAGATTCTATTGGTAGAGCGCTTCTTGGCGAAGTTGTTGACGGACCAGAGGATTCAGTTAATGTTAAGAAGCCTGTAATTGTACATGTACAGCCTAATCAACAAACAGGTCAGATTGCTGTGCAACTAATTCCATACTTCTTTAAAGAGTTTAATGAGACAGAAAATGATACTGTTTGGTCATTTCCTAAAAATAGTGTTGTTTCTTCAACTGGACTACAGCTTAATAAACAATTAGTTGACCAATATACTAATATTGTTAATGCTCCTGCTGGTGGCCCGCCTGCTGGTGCTCCTCCTGCAGAAGAGCCTGGTGTAGTTAAGTTGTTTGATGATGAAGAAGAATCTAAGTAATGGATAAAAACGTACTTAAAGCCTTTGAATCTTTAGATAAGCTGAATCCAGAAGCATCTTTTCTTACCGATGCTAGTTTATCTAATGTTGAAGATTATTATGATACAGGATGTATGGCATTAAATGCTATTATATCTGGTAGTTTGTTTGGTGGCGTTCCAAAAGGTCGTATTACCGGTTTTTCTGGACCATCGATGACTGGTAAGACTTATATCATCAATAAGATTCTTGGGCATGCGCAGAAAAAAGGACTAATGCCTGTTATCTTTGATACAGAAGTGGCAGTTGATGAAGGTTCTGCGCGTGGTGTTGGGTTAGATCCTGATACTACTAAGTATGTTCCAGTAAATACCGTCGGGGAATGCAGAAATCAAATGTTCTCTTTCCTCGACGGTATCGAAAAAAATAATTTACATGGTAAGTTTATTATTTCTATTGATTCCCTTGGTAACTTAGCTGCTGATAAAGAAGTAACAGACGCAGAAAAAGGTAAAGCAGCTATGGATATGGGTATGAGAGCTAAGTCTCTTAAGTCTATGATGAGACTTCTCACCTATAAAGCAGCGAAGACAGGTACTACTATTCTTTTCTCTAATCATACATATGATGATCCGGCTGCTTTATTTCCAACTCTTGTTAAGCAACAGTCTGGTGGTAAAGGTCCTGTTTATCTTGCTAGTGTTTTAGTGCAATTAGCTTCTAAGAACGAGAAACAAGACTCTGCTAATGTAGATGATGAGATCTTACCTACTGCTAAGAACTTTAGCGGTGCTACCTTAAGAGCTCTTACGGTTAAGAATAGGTTTGTACCTCCTTTCCTCGAGTGTGAAATGTATCTTAACTTTAAGACTGGTCTAGATAAGTATTCCGGTCTTAAGGAGCTCGCTATTGGGTTAGAAGTTATTGAGCAGAATGGTTCTACGTATGCTCTAGCAGACGGTACTAAGCTTGGCTACTATAAGTCATGGCGTAAAGATCATAATCTTTGGAATACGACTATTATACCTGCATTAGAAGATGCTCTAAAGGAGAGATATAAGTATGGTGATAGTGAAGAACCTGCACAGAGCAAGGATGATACATTAGAGGATGATTAAGCTCTATACTCTCCGCTTTGTAAACTCTTTTCAGCTCTATCTTGCTTAACTGCAGCTAATCCTGTTTTAGCTGATCTAAGTCCTGAAATGCTAGCTTTAGCTGCAGCTTTTCCCATCTTACCTTTTCTTGCTAAAGTACGGATTTTCAGCAACTTTGCTACATCTCCTAAAGGTATTAATGATATAGCTGATATACCAGCGTTAATAGCATGTCTCTTAACTTCACTCGTTTCTTTCTTCCGTGCATTATTAAGCATACGACCTAATGAAATAACAATATTTGCAGCATCAGCTATAGTACCTACTGAAGGTTCAATACCTATTACATCTAGAGCTAATTGTAACTTATCAACAGGATCCATTCTATCAATAATATCTTTTTTATCTTTAGATGGATTAGTTTTTTCTACTAAAAGGTCAAATTTAGGAGTCATAGCTTGAATTATTTATTCTCATCATATATAATAGTTGTGTGAGTAAGTGTATTGTACCTATTTCTGGAGGCTTAGACTCTACTGTTCTATTGCATTATGCAGTAAAATCGGGTAGATTTGATAATGTATATGCTGTTTCCTTTAATTACGGACAGAGACATGATAAGGAACTACTATATGCAGAGAAAACTGTTAAAGAGTTAAAGATACCTCATAAAGTTGTAGATCTACGCTTCTTTAATTCTATTGCAGATACATCTTCATTAACTAATCCAGATATTGATGTGGCTAAGACAAGAGATGTACTTGGAGATGCACAGACTGTTAATTACGTACCGTTCAGAAATCAGATGTTACTTACTATTTGTAGTGCGATGGCTGAGTCTGCCGGCGCTGATACGGTATTTCATGGAGCAGCTCAGGTAGATACACAAGCTGGTTATTGGGATGGTAGTGAAGAGTTCTTGGAATCAATTAATAGCTTAAATGCTCTTAATAGAAAGAATAGAATTAAGATTGAAGCACCTCTTATTGAGAAGTCAAAGAAAGAAATTATTGAATGGGGTGATGAGCTAGGGGTTGATTTTAGTAATACATGGACTTGTTATGAAGGTAAAGATAAAGCATGCGGCGAGTGTACGAGCTGTTCGTCTAGATTACAAGGATTTATTGACGCAGGTATCAAAGACCCTCTCGAATATAGCAGAGAGATTCCATGGGATAAAGTGTTAAATATGATAGGTAAATAAGGATGTGGAACAATAGAATCATAAAACACGAAAAGGATGGAGCTACTTGGTATAGTGTCCACGAAGTCTTTTACAATGAAGACGGTAGTATTTATGCCCACACCGACGACCCAATTACTATCGTTGGAGAAACTGAAGAAGA